TAAAATAACAGGGGCAATGATGTGGGTAGCAACATACGGAGTATTTATTTTACTCGGTGTGGGTGTGGTATTAACATTTGTAGGATAGGAGTAGACATGGCTAAACGTAAATTCACCACAGGTGATAATTATTTATTAGATGAAACATTAGAACTAGAGGATGAGTTTGACTTAGAAGAATTTGAAAACGACCCTATGTTCGACCCAAACGATCACGAATATTTACAGGAGTTAAACAATGAAGAAGGCAAAGACGGGCAACCTTTACCGTTGGACAGATATTTCAATCGCTTTAGAAAAAATCGTTAAGGCAATTGAAGATCCAACGAGTGACGAATCACCTAGGTTTATCATAAAGAATGACAAGCCTTTTACTTTTCGTATGCGTATCTATCAATACATCAAAGCATACAAGAAGTTGGCAGAAGAAACTGGTGAGGGAGACCCCACGAAATATGACGTACTAAAAATTAATGAAGTTGATAATGGAGTAGAGATCATGCATATCTTAGATGATGTTAAGGAACTAGAAATTGTTGACGCAAACACTGGAGAAAAAATATGACAGATGATAAAAACTATCGTGCTTCATTTGAAGCATGTGTAGAAAGTTTGAAAGACCCGTTGATGGATGTATCCAAAGAGTATGATACGGATGTTATTATATCAGCACTATATGAGATAGGGATGAGGTTATCCCTGTTGAAGTATGGCACAATGGGTAGCTTTGGTTTACTCGCAGATGTATTACATACATTTACAACAGCGGGACCAATGATTGATGAGATGGAAAAGAAAAACAACAAGACGGGAGACACAATGGATTCTGTATTTGCTTCGACAAAGACAGACCCGTCAACAAAACATTAAGGAGACAACATGAGTGAGACACAGGAGATTACAATACCAACAGAACTATTAGAGAAAGATTCAGTCGAGTTATCTAATGATGAGGTAGCGATTAAAAAGATCGTGGATTATTTAAAAGCAACACGTATCAATGTGCGTGATGCAGAGTCAAGCGGTAAACGTATCTCAAAGAAAAGTGCAACGACAAAAGCACCAAAGAAATTTGAGAAGAATATCCTTGACATGTTAGTATCAGAAACTTAAGGAGACGATATGAGTGAGAGCGAATTACCAAGAATTAGAAAGTTTGTATGGGATGAAAACAATCAACCCATCCAAAAGATATGGGACACTTCAAGCCTAAGTTCTTTCTTGGCTTGCCCTAGATATTATAAGCTATCAGTATTAGACGGTTGGAAATCTACTAGCTACTCAAGTGCTACAGGATTTGGTTCCGCAGTACACCATGGCTTAGAAGAACTAGACAAGGCGAGGCACGAGGGTTTAACAAAGAATGAATCCACGAAACGTGCAGTAGCTTCTGTCTTGCGTGACTTCGGTGAGGATTTAAAACTTGCTGATGAAAATGCAAGAGGATTAGAGGCGGCACTTCGAGCGGTTGTGTGGAAAGCAGAAGAGTTCTGGGATGATAAGCTAAAGCTAGCGACCATGCCAGACGGGTCGCCCGCACTAGAACAAAGGTTTGAAGTACCCATTGGTGACAAGGGGCACAGGTTCAGCGGTCGAATAGATAAGATTGTTTCTATTGATGACAGGCTGTATCTGGTTGATACAAAAACAACCAAGGCTTCTTTGTCTGAATGGTATTTCAACGGCTATATGCCCAACAACCAAGTGTTCGCATACATCTGGGCGTGTCGTGAAGTATTGAAGTTGCCTGTTGATGGCTTCATCATTGACGCAGTACAGACAGGCGCGAATTTTACAAGGTTCGCAAGACAAGTATACAACGTACCGAAAGAACTGATTGACGAGTGGTACAATGATACGTTGCATCACCTTGATATATCAGATGTATATGCTAACTCACAATACTATCCCGCGAACTTCACATCATGTGGAAACTACGGTGGTTGTAGATATAGAGAAGCATGTGCTCACGCGAAATCACAAAGGGGAATGTTCTTTGGTAATGACTTTCACCAAGAGTATCACCCAGATTTAGAAGAAACAAAACCACAAGAACTTGAAGTTATCAAGGGTGGCAAATAATTTTCTTGACAAATCTTTTTAATAGTATATAATTCAAAACATTATAGGAGACCAGTATATGGCAAACATAAGTCAACATAAATCAACAAGTGTTACCAAGCTATTACTCTGTGGAGATAGTGGTTCTGGTAAAACGTCAGCTCTAGCGAGTTTAGCTAATGCTGGCAAGAAGCTACGTATACTAGACTATGATGACGGACTTGATATCTTGCCCGAGTTTTTAAAACCCGAGGCAGTAAAGAACGTTTCATATGTCACGTTAAGAGATTCACTAGGACAGGCTGACTCGTTTAGACGAGGGGCACGGTTATTATCACACTGGAAAGATGGTGATGAGGACTTAGGTCCTGTGAAAGAATGGGGAGACGATACAGTTCTAGTGATTGATTCCCTCACACTGATGGGCGAAGCTGCCTTAAGAGCGGCTCTCGTCTTCAATAACAAAAAACCAACAGAGCAAGCTAGCCAACCCGAGTGGGGAGCGGCGGCGCGTGATGTCCAAAACATTATACAATATATCACAGGCGATGAAGTGAAATGTAATGTTGTGGTAACCACGCACATGCAGTATATGGAAGGCGATATGGGTGTGTCAAAAGCATATCCAACATCTGTCGGTTCGAAGCTATCTACTAAGATTGGTAGATACTTTAACTGTGTATGCAGAATAGATACTCGTTCATCTAGCAAAGGAACAGAGCGCACGTTACGTACAATGTCAGATCATAGAATGGATCTGAAAGTTACCGCGCCGTCTTTAATAGAGCCGAACATTGAACTTAACTTGCAGAAGTTATTCGAATCTATTCAGAATAATGCGCAGTCTAAACTCAAAGAGAGCAATACGAAAGGAGATAAATAATGTCTAATGTTGCTGACTTTTTAAACATGACACCCAATGACACGCCCGATTCTGTCGTGCTACCAGAGGGTAGTTATGAGTTCTCTATAACTTCTTATAGAGCAGATGAAGTGGGGCAGAATAATACCCCTCTCATCAGAGTAAACGTCAAGGCGATCGGAGTGATTGACTCAGACTTAACTGAGGATAAACTCAAGGATGCACAGCCAACTCGTATGGAGTTCTGGGCTACACCTAATGCCTTGAAAGTAAACAATCCTGCAACAGGATTGAAGTCGTTTCTAACCAATGGGTTAGATATGGGTCATGTGGAAGACCTGCCTTACAGTGAATTGCTAGAGATGGCAATTGGTAAAACCTTCAAGGGCTTAATCAAGCACGAGATGGTGGGGCAGAATAAAGATATTCTACAACCAACAGTAAAGAGAATACTCTAACATGAATAAGCAGACAGTACCTTCACAACAACCTAACGGTGATTGCAAGATAGCTTTCGTATTTGATTTTCCAACTACGGATGAGCAACGTCTTGGTGAAATCATGATTGGTAGTACGGGAAAAATGTTTCACAAGATGTGTGAGATATTAGAACTAAATGTGGAGAACTGTTTGCTTACGCATGCTCTCGCTCAGAAGCCAGCACAGGAGAACCCCGCCCATTTCTTTATGAACAAGAAGAACTATTCTAAGTTTAGTAAAGAGAATAAGTGGCGCTCGAAGTATCCTGTGAATGGCTTCGGCTTTCTAAAGCCCGAGTATGAGAGCGAGTTAGAGCGGTTGCAAAACGAGCTTAACGCGTGCAAACCTAATGTCATTATTGCCATGGGTAGCCTTGCGTTATGGGCGCTGACAGGACTAGACAAGATAGGTACTTACAGGGGAACCATTCTCAAATCGGACCTCACAGGTGGGACCAAAGTTATGCCTACGTTTAGTCCTAGTGCCGTCATTAGAAACTTTGACTTCAGACCTATTGTCTTAGCAGATATCAAGAAGGCAGTCGAAGAATCAAACACACCAGAAATTAAAATAAAAGAAAGAGAGTTATGGATTGAACCAGAAATCAAAGACCTCGAGGACTTCGAACAAAAGTATATTAGAGAGAATAACGAAGATCAGCCACTCAGTTTCGACATTGAAACAGGCGGCGGTTTTATTACTTGTATTGGTTTCGCTCCAAGCGATACTGTCGCTCTCGTTATACCATTCAAGGACAAACGAAACGTACTCCAAAACTATTGGACTGATGTTACCCATGAACAACAAGCATGGGCTTGGATAAAACGCATCCTTGAGAATGAAAAGATTACGAAGGTCG